GGGGGGGGGGGTGATGGAACCTGGAAGGGCGAGTTCCAAATCTCGCGCCAGGCCGAGCGCCTCCGTGCGGTCCCTGGTATTGAGACTCCGCTTGTCGCGGAGCGGAGCGCCTTTTGCCCAGATCCAGCACTGGCAGCGGTCGAACAGCCGCGCGTCGCGCACGCGCGGTTCCCGGCGGTACGGGCACGATCGCGAATGACGCCTGAAGATGTAAACTGCCAAGATGAGCCTCCCTACGCGGATCCTGACAAACGCTTGTACACCCTCTCGAACACATGTTCTGGAATCCGCAGCGTGCGGTACACCCGCCGCGAACTCCTCCGCCCCTCGGTGAAAATCAGAACTCCCGGCTCTTTCTCGAACGTGCGGCGAATCGAATCGTCGCTGAGACTCAACATCTCGGCGAGCTCGCCCACCGTGTAATGCTTCTCCCGAAACACCGTGGCCGTTTCCTCTTGCCGTTCCATAGCGTGCCGTTCCCTTTCGGTTCTCCGGAAGCCAGCCGTACTCTCTCATATAAACAGAGAAAAGCGCGGTTGTCGAATCTGCATTTCCCCTAAGTTGACTTCCCAAGAACGTAACGTTATCCATAGCCATTCTGACTAAGTGCTTCTTAGTTATTCTCAGTTGATGCATAACGAGAAGGGGAAGAACGTATCACTTAGCGGTACTAGGAAGACTGTTCAATACTGTACAAGCCGTGCCTTTGGCGGCACGGAACTGTGGAAAACTTGTGAAGAACGGCAATTAACGATGTGCTGCTCCGGCGACCGCGGCGGCCACGGCGCCGGCGGCCGCGCCAATCACAAACCATTTCGCAGCGCGTTTCACCCGCACCCATCTCGCGCCGCCCTTCGCTGCCGTGATCGCCGCGTCGCGCTCCTTCGTGAGCGCATCGAGCTTCACCCCGTCGTCGGTTTTGTCCTGCTCGAGCGTTGCGACCTTCGCCTGACACTCTTTACAATCGGCCGCGAAGTCGTACAGCGGTTTCAGGTCCGCCGCCGGGATCGTGGCCGTTTGCGGCAGCGGCGCGGACGGGAGCTCGGCTCGGGACGTGCCCGGTGACGCTGGGGTCGCCGCAGTGAGGTAGATGGGCTGCGGGAGCGGTAGGACCTGCGGCAATCGCTCGAGCGCCTCCACGGGCGTCTTGGTCGCTTGTTTGGCATCCTCGATCGAGGCCAGCGACTGCTTCAGAAGCGCGTCGCGGTCCGCTTCCCGTTTGGCGGCGCCGGCGAGGACCGCATTCTGTGCGTCCATCGTGGCCTTCAGGCGAATGCCTTCCTCGCGTGCGCCGAGCCAGCTGCCGCCCACGATTCCGATCGCCACGATCGCGAGGATCCCCGCGATTTCGAGCTTAACTCTTGGCGTCAGCATCGATTCCTCCTGTTCGTTGTGGTGCGCCGTGCGCTTCCGCGTAGTCTTCTTTGATCGAATGGCCGAGGACCAGGCCGCCCAGCGTGCCCATGAATCCGATATAGGTCGGTGTGAGCAGATGCAGGAACGTCACCACGTGCCCCGTAACGAAAAACGCAAGGAAGAACGCCGTCGTTCTTCCGTGCGTGATTTGGAGGAGCTTGTTTGCCGCGTTGCGAAGAAAATCCATGCCGGCCTCCCGTTAGAGTTTCTTCTCGATGTCCTCGACCAGCGTGAGGATGTACTGCTTGGCGGTCGTGGCATCGGCGATCGCCGCTTCCTTGAGCCTCGAGCGCCAGTTCTTGATCTCAGCGATCGTCGCGCCCTCTTCCTTGGCCAGAAACGCGTGCCCGAGAATTCCTGCCACCACTCCCGCAACTCCCGTTACACCTGCCACTGCGAAGTAACCGATCATGTGTTTGTAGCCTCCTGTGGAATGCCCGCCGTCGCCGGCGGGTTGTTGAGAGCGGAAACGAGCTTAGTGACGGCATCGATGAACTGCTGCCAGGCATTCAGACCACCGTTAACTCGGCGCCGTACCATCTCCCAATTTTGTTGGTCCGCGTACTGCCGGATCTGGCGTTCTGCGAAGTACCACGCCAGAATTTCAGCGGCGATCGCGGGGTTGAGAGCCGCGTCCGGATTCCCGAGCAAATCCACGCCGATTTTTTCGCCAAAGTGCTGGTAGTCCCAGCGCCCGGTGATCTGCACGAAACCGCGACCGCGGAACTTCACGCCGTCGCCCGGCTGGTCGTTTCCGAGGTCGCTGCGATTCTCGTAGAGGTTCGTGAGGTACGCCGGTCCGCCGCGCTCTTTGAGCGGACAGAAGGCGCCCGTCTCGACGGCGATAGTCGCGATCGCGGCCACGGCCGTGAGCGGCGAGTAAATCTGGCAGCCATCGAGCGAGGCCTCGACCAGCGGCCAGTTCGCGGTCACGTTCGGAAACGGTCCGAGCCGCCCGAGGATCGCCGAGATGAGTTCCACGGATAGCGGAAAATTCATTCGTCCTCCCTCAACAGGTCCACCAGCTTGCTGCGAATTTCGTCCGACGGCGCGAGCAGCATGAGCGACAGCGCGGTGTTGATGTGCCGGCGCGCGGAGACGCTGACTTCCTTGTTCACCTTCGCGCCGAGGCCGTTCACGTCCTTCCGCGATTGCTTGATCAGAAACCACGCGCCGCCGGCGCCGAAGGCGAGCGACGCCAGGAATTTAAGGTCATCGGGCGTCATGTTTTGGCACCTCGCAAGTCCGCACTGTCGGGAAAGCGCAGCGCCTCGAGCTCCCGGGCGAGCTCCTTCACGCGTGCGGTGAGGATCGCGCCCGAGGTCTGCCGCGCTTCGTGAATGCGCGCCCGCAAAAGTTCCCGTTGCACGAACGGCCGGAGCGCTTCGCGAAAGTCGACGTACCCTGGTGTTTCCATCTGAACGCAAAGCGCCGCCGCTACCACGGCTATACGTCCCTCGGGTGTGTCGGTGTGATCGTCGTCTCGTCTGCTCAAACATCCGTCCTCTCTACGGTTCCGCGAAATAAGCCGCGTACACTTTCAGCGCCACGCCTCCTGTGCTTCCCGCAATCTGGCAAATCGCCGAAATCTTTGCTGCGAGCGTCGGCGCCGAGACGCCGGCGGAGACAGCCTGGGAAACCGTGTTTCTCGCGACGGTTCCGGCGCCTGGCGCCGCCGATGCCAGCACCGTCTCCATCCCGCCGATAAACGCGCTCACCTTCCACGCCGGGAGCGTCTGCGATGGAGCCACAAGATCGTTTTGCGTCACCTCAAAATTGACGTAGAGGTGTCCCGTGCCGCCGGTCGTCCCGTTCATCATGTTGGCTTTTGCGGCGACGATATCCCCGGCCGCGCCGGAGCTGGTGAGCGTTGCGAATGTGGTGTCGTTGCCGTCGATGATGTTCATCGGGTTGAGACAGACGCCGGTGAATATATCGAGTGTCCACGAGGCGACCGTGCTGTCGGCCCAGAATCCCCCTGGCCATCCGGCGGTCGAGCCTTGGACGGCAATCGCCTTAATCGTCGTCGGCGTGGCGATGCTGACCGGCCCGGAATACAACGTCGAACTTCCCGTCGGCGTCGTGCCGTCGAGCGTGTAGTGAATTTCGAGACCCTGCGCCTGCAGGAGCGTGACGGTCTGGTGCGAGCTGAACTCTCCCGTGGCGTGGTCGCTCGTCGGCGGCGAAGCGACCGCCGGAGTCGACGCGATGTTGATCAAAACGGCGTTCACGATCGAGGACGGATAACTCCAGACCGGATTTGCTTCGATCGGACCGCCGAAGAAATTCGCGACTTCGTCGAACGTTGCCTGCGAGCCGAGAACGCCGATGGACCCAACCGGCGTGGTGTTGGCCTCGTACTCCCGCGCGGTCATCCCGGCGACGGTCGGGTTGATGTTCCCGCTGCGCGTCGAGAACACGAGCAGCGAATAACCGTCGTCATTGAAAGCGGGATTCGGGATCGTCTCGACGAGCGTGCCGAGCGGGAAAGAAAACTGCGAGGCCCATCCAATGCCCGCGTTGATGCCCGACGCGTCGAACTGGAAAATCTCTCCGGCATCCGGCGCGACTTCGTGGATCGAAATAAACATGAGACCAGGAGCCGTCGCCTCTGCTACCACCGCGCCGTTCGGCCCCACCTTCGAATACGGAATGAAGAATACCTGCGTGAAAATGTCGCCGCCGAGCGTCACGCCGTTGGATGTCTTCGGCACCCAAGCGCCGTGACTCGTGTCCGCGACCGTGATCGTGGGATACGCCGCGCCGTTTTCATTCGGGTCTATCCAGGTCACCGCGGCGAGCAGACCGTTGCCGGCCGCGATGTTCGAAACGAAGGTCGCCGAGACCGACGCGCCGGATGCCGAGTGCGCACTCTTGGATTGAACGAATGAGCAACTCACAGGTAAAGGCCTCCGACCGAGACTGCGGGAAATTCATAGCGTCCCGGCGATGGGAGCGTCGTGGCCGTTCCAAACATCGTCGTCGAGACCACCTGCGGAAAATAGCTGGCCAGCGCTCCGACGTTCGAGGAGATCTCCAGTGTCGTGAGCTTCGTGAAGTCGGGATCGTCCGCGCCGCGCGCGGCCGCCGTGTAGGTGAACGTTTCGTCCGCCCCGACGTTGATCGGAGCTCCGACGGCCGTCCCGGCGATTTTTTTCTGAACGGTGAAGAACTGGCCGTCCTCGCCCGTGACGTCGCCGGCGTCCTGCTGGACCGTGAGAACTTGCGTGAGCCGGTTCCGCGATTTCCAAGTGACCGTGAGATCGCCGAGAGTCATCGCCGGCCGAACGCCGTACGCCTGCCCGTTGACGCTGATGTTTCCGGGAGGGTACGGCCGCGCGCTCCGCGAACGCGTCGTGAGCGTCACATCGGACGCCGAGGACACCGCGAGCTGGTCGATGGCGGAGTTCGGAGTGAAGCGCGCCGTCACCGTGAGGTCCGACGGATACGGCGTCGCCTGCGTCACGTTCGCCCCATGGGAAAAGAAAAACACCTGCGCGCCCATTGCATGATCGGCCGGTACCGTGTCGAGCAAGCCGCGCGCGACGCCGGCGATCGAATAAGTGCCGTCGGCATTCTCGGTCGGCGTCGTCCAGGCCATGATCTCGGCGTCGACCATGCAGAGATTGACGCCGTTCGCGAAATCGATAGCGGACGCCGGTGCGAGGTCGTCGAGGTCGGCGCCCCCCGTCGCAGCCAAAACAAAGCCTGTCGAATCGAAAGCCGGAACACTCGCGGGATAAGCAGCGTTGAGCGTGCCCACGGGACAGAAACTCGAGGCCAGCCCGGAGTCCGCAAAGCCGCTACCGGGGTTGAGCCATATCTCGAAAGACTTCTCGTTGACCGCCGGATCGCGCCCCGCCATTGCCATCGCGTAGATGCCGGCCGCGAGCGCCTCGCTCTGCTGGATCCAGTAGGGGAGCTCGACGAGCTGCTCGGCCGAACACGGCGTCGCGCCGCCTAGGGGGTTCACCCATCCCGACGCCGGCGGCGCGACAAACGCCGCGCTGTTGATTCCGAAAATGTCTTCGACCGCGTCGATCGAGATTTTTCCGTCGGTGAGTTCGCCGTAGGCGATGCGCGTGATGCGAAACACCTGGTCCACCACGCCAAGCGGAACCCATGTAAAGCGAAAGAGTCCTCCAGGACGGAACTGCCAGGCGGTGCGGTTCGCTACCAGCTTGATCTTCCCAAGCGGATACGTGAACGTTTTCAAAACGCGAATGGCCACGAGGCCCGCCGCGGCTTCTGAACTCAGTCCTTTGAAGTCGATGGTCTGCGGCCGCACCTCGCCCGTGACGGCGAAGTTCGCGGCATCGTAGGCCCGGATGGTGCGGTCGTCGAAATTCGCCCCGCGCGATGTATACCGGATGTTGATGAGATTGGTCGTCTCTTCCCACGAGCCGCGGGAGAAATCCGGCGTCGCGATAACGCTATCGACGGTGAGCACGGGGAGCGTTGTCGGATCGTAGCCGCCGCGCGCGAGCACGATCGTCCAGAGCCCGGTCGCCGGGTCCGTATACAGCAAGCCATCGCAATGGCGGAGCACTTCGCCGATGAGCTGGTCGGCGCTCGCCTGGGTGTCGAACATCATCGAGATCCCGAGACCTTCGGTCGCGAGAGTCACCGCCGCGGCTTCAAAACTCGACGCGTTCATTCGGATCGCAGGGATCCCGAGGCCGTAGTCGACACTCGTGAGGCATTCATAGATCGCGAGCGCGGGGTTCGCGTCGCCCGCGATGTTCGCGACGCCGGCGCCCTGCGCGAGCGGATCCGGACAGCGCCGCACAACGAACGCAAGCGGCTTCAGGTAGTTCGACGTTCCGACATACAGCTGCTTGAAAACGGCGAAACACTTTCCGCGATAGGCCGACGCGACGGTCGCGTGTGCGGTGACGATGGTGAAGTAATCGCCGTTTGCGAACTGCGTCGCGCCCGTCGCGATCGTGAGATTGATCCGCGAGCAGGAAAAGGCCTGGTCCGCCCAGCACGCGTTCGAGCCGTCGGAGTTGTACGTGGTGTTCACCAGGGCGCCCGAGACGGTACCGATCACGGTGAAGCGCATTTTTCCGTAGGTCGAGTGCGTCGCGTTTCCGTCAATGCCGGCGGCGGTGATCGTGAAGGTTTCATCGAGCGAGCGGCTGCCGGCCGAGAGGGAAGTGATCGTGCCGTTTCCCACGCCGTGGAAGTCGTCGCCGATTCCGGACTGGTCCGCTACGATGCGCCCCTGCTTCGCGCTGAGGTAGTCGTCCGGCTGCTGCGTCTGGAGGCCGCGGTAGAAGTTGATGATTCCGGAGATCCCGCCGCCGCCGCCCGGACCCGTGCCGCCGAAAAGATTCGGTCCGTTGGCCGTGACTTCGATGTAGTTCTCGCTGCCGTCGCCGTTGTCGATGACCGCCGTGGTGTTCGGGATGTTCTTTACATCCGCCTGAATCTCGACCAGCGCGTCGACCGGACCGTGGCAAAGCATGAATTGGCAGCCGAGGTAATACTTGAACCCGCTCACCTGGGTGCGGAATAGCTCGAGGATGCCGCCACCGGTCTTCACCGCGACGCTCTTCAAATCGCCCCACCAAACCGTGTTCCCGCCCTTGATCATGCAGGTCCCGAAGACCACCGGGATCGCGCGGCCTTCCTCGGCCGTCGGAACGGAGAAATCCCCGAGCGCCGATGGCTGCGGCCCGCGGGGATGCGGAGCGAGCAGAACGCCTACTACGGTTGTCGCGACGAACAGCAAAAGTAGTAGCCAGAAGAAGACGTCACCTCACCTTTATCGAGCTAACCGACGCTCGCGCTGCCGTCAAACGGGTTGACCGTGGGAATCAGATCGAACCCGAGAAAACTGATCGTGCGTCCGTAATGCGCGCACGTCGAAAAATCCAAAGCGCATCCCGCGGTGCCGCTGACGGCCGCGCCGTCCGCCAGTCCCGAGATCGGCGAGATGAGCGTCACCGTGGCGCCCGCGTGCGCCACAACCATCCGGAAATCGTTCCCATGCTGCAGGTAGCCGGCTTTGAGCGTGTCCGGAAGAGATGCGAACGCCGGGACCGTGAGCACCGTTCCGGTCGAGTCGATCGCCGTCACCACGCCGGCATACGTGTGGTCGCCGAGATTCGCGCTGCACCCCGCGTCGCCGAAAATGTGCGAGCACGGCGCCTGATAGAGTTGCTGCGGGATTTTCCGCTGGAGCAAGTACTGCGCGGAGTTGCAGGTGAGCTCGCACCGGTCCGTGAACCGCGCGGACGCAACCGTTCCGGTGAAAAGCACCACGGTCTCGGAGTCCGAGTAGTGCGAGCCGAAAATGGTGATGGCGATCGGCGACGCCGGCAGGTAGGGGAGGAGCAGCTGCGCCAGCGCGTGATCCTTCGGAATGTAAACCTTCAGCTGGCCGGAAACGACTTCGTTGGACTGCTCGGATTCCGTCCGCGTGATCGTCGACGGGACATAGTTCTGGCTCAGGTAGGTGATGGCGACATCGGCGCTCGTCAAAGCGAACGAGATTCCCGTGCCCTGGAACAAATAGAGTTCGTACGGTTCCGCGCCGAAGCCGGATGTTTCTATGACGTCGAAACTCATGGCAGTTCCCTCGGGAGTTCCACGAGCGAGAGGATCGACTCCGCGTGTTCTGAGCTGTCCCACTTGATCGAGACGCGGTCTTCGGCGAGCCGTGCGAACGTCAAAAACGAAACCATCGTCGTGGCGGCTGCGAAATTCTTCCCGGCCGGTGCTGCGAGCGTCAGGCTTTCGGTGCCGTCGCCGTTGTCGGAAGCCGCTGTTACCTGCGCGTACACGTTGCCGGAGCCGTCAACCGGGATGAACGCGAGGAAACGCCTCGCCGCGGAAGGAAAGAAAAACCGCGAATAGAATTCCGACTGGATGCGGATTCCCGTGTCCGTCGAGAGCACATCCTGAAAGAGCACCAGGTCCTGGTCCCAGGTCGGGATCCAAAACGGATTAAGCCGGCCGAAACGCCGTCCCACGAACGCGCGGAATTGCGTCACGTTCGGATGGGTGTCGAGCCAGTAAGGGAACTCCTGGCCGACGAGTGCCGTGCCGCCCTTGTCGATGACCTCGATCGGTCCGATGGTCGGGTCGATGGTGATCATCGATCGTTTGTAGCTGCGTTTCAGCGGAGCCTTCTCCCAGTTCGGGGAAATTTCCAAAACGTCGAACCCTTTGAACTGCGTCGGTGAAGTCGTCGGCGCCGGCGCCGGCTGCGAGGCCTCGCCGATAAAGTTCAAGTCCACTTGATCGATTTCGCTGCTAAACCGTGAGACGTCGACCGCGGCCGGCAGCCGGCACAGAAAAATCGGAATCACGCGAGTGCCTGCCCCGGCCGGCCATGCGTACTGCGTCGGTGAAGAACAGGTCACGGAATCCGCGTCGACGTTATCGATGGCCAGCGCCTCGAAGGTGAACTCACTCGTCCAGATCGCGAGCAGACCGCCCGCCGCGAACTGCCGGTCCGCCGTCTCGACCGGAATGACAAACGTGCCGGCCGCAACGTCCGCGGTGAGCGGCTGCGCGTCCGGCCACCACGGGACGCCATAGGGCTGGTTTTGCCATCCCCATATAAGCGATTCCATTCCGGCGGCATCCCGCGCGTTGAGCGTCAGCGCGCGGTAGCGCATCGCGCGCCGCGGGAGCTGGCGCAAGCCGCGCCGCTGCTCGTTGTCGGAATAGGCGCGAAGCACGTCCGTCAAATACTCGAGAGTCTCCTCCATCCCTTCGCCCCATTCGGGCGCCACCGAGAACAGCGTTATGCGCGAGCCGGTGACGCTGAGGTCTGCGCCGGGAATCCCGCTGAGAAAGGTGAACGCGATGAGCTGGCCGATTTGCGGTGGCCCCGCGCTTGGCACCGTCGCCTGGTAGATGTAGGAATCGAGCGCGGCAAAAAGGAGCGGTTCTCCGTACGGGTCGGCCAGCGTCAAGCCTCCCGTGCCGGTGATGGCGATGGACTCGAGCGTCTGGTTGGCGTCGCGGAAAGAGTTCCACACCTCGACGGAAAACTGTGTCGCCGTCAAAACGAACCCGAGCGCCTTGGTCCCCGGAATGATGATCACCTTCCCGAAAAGCTGGCCGCCGAACGTCTCGACGCGCTCTCCGGAGACGCTGCGGTGAGCGATCGCGACAGCCGGCGCGCCGCCGCCGGCGTTGCCGGAGAGCGGGAGAGTGCCCAGTCCCGGAACAAGCGACGCGGCGAACACACCCGCGGCGATGTTCGACGAACGATTCGTCGGGTCCAGCCGACCCGGAAAGCCGATCATGATTCCAGCAAAATCCGTCATCGCCCCTCTATTGCTTCACGACTGCGAAACCGGGAAAGAGCTTGTACGTCGTCGCGCCGAGAACGTATTCGTCGCCGCTCGAAAACCCGTTGCCGACGGCGTTCGAAACGAAAACAAATGGCGGTGACCCGAGCAGCGAAAACCCCGTCGTGGTGCCGTCGCGAAGCACCCAGAGGAGCGGCGGGAGAAGATTCGCGCGGCCGTCCTGCGCGCTGACCTGCTCGTTCTGAAAGTTGTAGTTTCCGGCGAGCTGCGCGTACGTCGGAAAATTTGTCTTCATCGTCGAAATGCTGCCGCGCACCGAACTGTCGCCTTGCTTTCCGGTGAAACCCTGGTCGGCCCCGGTCGTCGCGTTATAGATGCCAACCCACTTTCCGGTCCAGGAATCCACATCGGCTCGAACGAACCCCGAGCCGCCGCCCAAGCCGTCGACATTTACGAACGGTGGATCCGAGGTGATCGTCAGTCCGGGAGTGTTGGCATAGGCGGAGACGGCGCTCGTGTAGTAGCCCGAGGTGGAGCCGAAAAAATAAGCACCGCCGGTGAACGCGCCGGCCTTCTGAATCGAGAGGCCCCATCCGAGATACACGAAAAAACCGGAAGTCTTCTCGACCACCACTACGATGTTGTCGGCCGTCGAGTCCGCGAAAAAATAGTAGTTCGCAAAAGGACCCGCCGAGAGTTGCATTCCGACGCCGATCGGATACGTCGACGTCGAGACCGGAGCTCCCGCCTGATTGTTGAATGGCTGGCCGGAATTGAAACCGGTCCCCGTGTACATGTGAACGCCGTAGTGCGCGCTTCCGAGATTCGCGTGCCACGGTTGTCCGGATTCGTTCTCGACTGCGCGCAAGTGTACGTAGTTCGCGTGATTGTGCAGCGATGCCGTCCAGCCCGCGCCCTCCACGGCGCTCCGGTCCTCGGTCCAGCCGAGCCCCACCAGCCAGGCCGCGAGCTGCTGCACCAGGTCGGTCGAGGACGTCGCGCTCCCGTTTTGATATTGCATGGCTCTCCTAGCTCAGTCGTACCGCGACAAAATCGGCCTTCGTGTTGCGAAAAACGTTCTGCACCACGAGGTGCGAAATCCCATTGATGGTGATGGTGTTCTCGGCTCCCTGCGCGAAGCCGGTCGTTGCAAAGACTCCCTCGAGTTCGCCGTAGATGTTCGGGGTGTGATCGAAGAGAACCACGGGAAGCAACGGGTATCCGCCGTCGAGATTGGGACGCCAGTCATAGGCGGTGCTCTGGTCGACGTATGCCGCCGGCCACACCTGGCCGAAACTCTGCTCGGCATTCGAGAGATCGAACCCGCGCCAGGAGCCGTCCGGCTTGCGGAGTTGCAGCGAACTCTGATAGTCGAAACTCATCCCCGCGGCAAACGGGAGTGCGAAATTCCGCATCTCGTTTCCTGTGTAGCTCCACCGCCAGTTAGAACCCGTCGTCCCCGGCTCGGTCTCAAAAGCGAGATTCCCGCCGACGATGAGCGGGTAAGGGAAAGCGCCCGGCGCCATGTACGAGGACAGAAACCCGAGGTAGGCCGTGACATAGATCGTTGAGACTTTCGCGATCACGATCACGCGCCGGCCGTTCGCGATGATCCAGTAGGGAATCGAAGAGTCCCAGAGCGTCAGCACGGGAGACGGTTGCGCCTGCGAAGCGCCGCCGAGATACCCCGGCTGCTGATTGAAAGCGGATCCCGCGTTGTACGCCGTGAACCCGCCGAGCCTCCAGTTGTAGTAGTCGGTGCCTACGTCGTTGAACGTTTTCGCCCCCACAATGATCTCGTCGAGGCCTCCGTTCCCCGGACCCTGCCAGATCATCTCCGAACCGCTTACGCGACGGAGTGACGTCCACGGCGGCGTTACCGCGAATGTGAAAACATCGCCGGAGCCGAACGCCGTCCCGCCGGCGGTGATGGTGAGATTCGCCTTCGCCGACACGAACGCCCTTCCCACCGTTCCCGTGCCGAGCGAACCCGAGACGGAGCCCACCACGCCGAAAGCCGTCGCACTGGTGAACGTCACGGTGATGGTCTCGGCGACGCCGGCGGAGCCGCCGAGCGCAGCGATGGTGCCATTCCCCGCACCCGAGAACGCCGGCGTGAGCGCCATCCCCGTCGACGTGAGAAACGTGTCGAGGACATTCAGCAAGTCGCCGTAGTCGGTCGCGGTGCCAATTTTCACGCTCATCTATGTGCTCCTCGAAAGCGCCTTCGCTGCGGCCTTCGGATTGTTCGTGAGGTGCTGCAGGACGATGTTTCCCGCGGCCTTGCTCGAGAGGTGCTTCAGAATCAAACCCTCGTCGAGGCCGATACCGAGATTGATGTTCGAGTCGCCGCCGCTGCTCATTCCCGCTGTGCCCACGAGCCCGCCGTCGGCGAACTTCGGGAGCGCGAGGTGCGAGAGCGACGGAATTTTTAAGCCGCGATTGATGGCCTCGAGGTTGTGCACGCCGAACGCCGAGACGGCGTCCGCCTTCACCACATACTCGCCGTCCGAGAGACGCGCCGGAATTGAATCGGATTTCGGTCCGCCAGGACCGCTGATCAATCCGCCTTCCGCCGCGGGCAACATTGACAATAACGTTCCGAAAATTCCACCAGCGCCGCTGCTGTCTCCGTCATCGCCTCCGCCGGCGTCCCCCAACCCTCCGCCGCCGCTGGCGCCAGCGCTTGCTTGTAGCGCGCTGGCCGCGGACTGCAGCGACGCCCCCGCGGTCTGAAGCTGCGTCGCCGCTGCCGAGAGTTGCGGCGAAGCCGAGGCCTGCCCTTTCCCGCCCGTGAGTACGGACGTCAGCTTATTCAGTCCTCCGGAAAGGATTCCGCCGCCACCGCCGCCGCCGTCTTTCGGGTCGCCGAATAGTTGCTTGAAAATCTGTTGCTCCGCGAGCTTTGCAAACGACTGGAAGATCGATGCCGCCAGAGACCGGAACGCGTTCCCGACGCTCTCGGTCCCTTTGGTGATGTTGGAAAAGAACGACTCGAAGTCGTTCGTGAGTTCGCCGCTCAACTGCTTCTGGAGCGCGTTGGTGGACTCGCTCAGATTTGTGATGTTCTGCGCCGCCTCTTGCGATTTGGCGATATTTGCCTGGTCGTTGGTGCTGGCGGCCGCCGTCGCTTCCGCCGCGGCGTCCTGCTGGAGCAGAGGAAGGCGCGCGCGAATGAGTGCGTTGATTTGTTTTTCGGCTTCCTGCCGGGTGATCAGCCCGTTCTTAAGTTCGAGCTCGATGCCGCGCTTCTTCGTTTCGAACGCGAGAATGTCCTCCTGCGTCTTACGCTCCGCTTGTTCGAATTCGGCTTGCGCCTCAATTTGCTTTCTGAACCCTGCGACCTTCGCATCGATTTGCGCCGGAGAATCCGTTCCTTGCTTCAGAAGCGCGAGCTGGTATTGCTTCGTCTCCGTGTCCAGTTCGGCTTTGACCGCCGCGAGTCTTTGGCCCTCCGACTGCGCTCGCTTCTTATCGAACGCGTCGATTTTCTGCTGGTTCTCCTCGGTCTCCTTGAACTGCTCGGTCTCGAGCGCGTCGACCTTCGTTTGGAATTCCAGCTCGGTGAGTTGCTGTTTGCTCTTAAGGTCTGTGATTTTTTCGATCATTTCCTGCTGGAGCAAAAAGTTCCGCTGCGCCGCGGCATCCCACTGCCCGCCTAGCTCGGTGGTCGCGCCCCCGGACTGTTGGGACTTAACTTTGTCTTTCCGAGCGTCGTCTCCGGCGGCATCCGCCTCTTTTTGAGCCGCGTCAATCTGCGCCTGGATTAGCGCGAGTTCCTTCGCCTTTTCCGAGTCGAGATCCTTCCGTCGTTGCGCGAAGTAGGCATCGAGCGAAAGGAGCCCCCGGTCGTAGAAGCCTTTATCCGTTTGTTCGCGCTGCTTCTCGCTCTCTTTGTAGAGTGCCAGGTCGTCCTGAAGGGATTTTTCGAGCGCACTGGTCTGTTTGTGGAACGCGGCCTCTTGCCGTTCCTGCTCCTTGATCGCGAGCGCTACCGTTTTGGCAGCCGCGGCGTCCTTCTCTTTCTGGTCTTCGATTAGGAGGTCTTTCTCGAGATTGAAACTCTCCTGATTTAGCTCGTCGAGCTTCGCGTGTGCCGCTCCGGCATCGGCTTCCTCCTTCTGGTACTCCGGAGACTCCGTGTCCCCGGTGTCGTATTTGTGGATGAACATCTTGTTCCGGAGATCGGTGTACTCCTCCTGCGTCGCTGAGATTTGATCGCTCAAGCGCCGGAGCAGAACGATGTCCTTCTGCACTCCCGTCAGGCCGATGAGTTCGAAGTCGTCCTTGAGCGTTTTGGTGTGCTTCACGCTCTTGTCGATTTCCGTGTTGACCTCGACTTGGTGCTTATAGGCCTCCTTCATCTCTTCCGTGAAAATGAACGTGTCGGCGATCAGCTCTGAGAATTTTTCGGCGCCTTGTTTGATCACTTCAAAAAAACCGATAGCTGCCGCGATCGGGAACGCTGCGCTCAAAAGCGGACCGAGCGCCTCCGAACTCGCGAGCACGCCGGCGAGATGCCGGTTCAGTCCGATGCCGAGTTCTTCGCTTAGGAGCTTCGCGGCTCCGCGTGCCTCATGCATTTCGGCGGCGGCAACCTTGTGGCCCTCGCCCATGTTGCGGGCGGACTGCGCCGTTTCGTCTTCCTGCTTTTTTAGGGTTTTGAGTTGCGCGCCGAGTTCCTTGATGGCAGCGGCGACACCCGTGTCCTCGGCGGTGAGTTTGACTTTGATTTCGGGAGCAGCGTCAGCCATCGTCTACCCTTTCAGAACCCTCGGCAGCGTCGGAGGGTCGATCTTCCTGCGCTGGTGCGGAGCGAGTGCGCTCCATACCAGGAGCTCGATTTCGTAGCTCCGTCTCGCCGAAACGCGCATGCACTCCACGTATGCGAGCAGTAAATCGCGAAGCGGCCAGTCCATCACCATCCAAATCCGGTCAAGGTCGTGTTTCGCGACCTCGCGAATCAGCGGCGCGAAGTCTCCGAGATCCCGCCCGCCGCGCTCTTTGTACGGGGGACCTTTGCGGTCGGGCTCGAAGATTTCTGGGAAGTCTCCGACGATGGTGCCCCTAACGAAAAAAAATGGATCACAAAGGCCACAATGAATTTCCGCATCATTGTTTTCTCTTCGACGTGGCTGATCCCCGCGAAGCGCGCCGCGTTTGCCTCGGCGTCCGCCCGATTCCAGAGTTTGCCTTCCTCGGTGAGACAGCCGGCCAGGATGTGGTGCGTGCGGCCCGAGAGCAGAATGCGCGTCAGCAATTCTTCCGCCCGGTCTTCCTGCGTGCGCTTGACGCCGTCGGCGTCACCGAGCACATCGATAGCGCCGGCGCGCCGGAGATGCGCGAGGATGTAGTCGTCCTGGCTTGCGGTGAGAGCTTGCGTGATTCCTAAGAACTTCCTGCCGTCGAGCGTGATGGTTTCAGTCATTCATCCTCCGGGACGGGAGTGCCGCCCGTTCAATTCTCAAAAAATCGTTTGCGGGGGAAGCCGTTTTCTCTCGGCTCCCCGCAAACGGTCCTAAAGCGATTACCCTTGAACGGCCCGGAAAGAAACCGCGCCGATCCCCCATCGCTCTAGAAGAACGTGTAGTCGTAGAACGGCGCCGTCGGATGGTTCGCGGTGTCGTCCAGAATGTTGCCGTCGAGGGACCAGTTGCCGTAGTCGTCGGCGATGAGTCCGAGATTGCCGTTGGGGTTGAGGTTCACGCGCCAGATATCGCAGCCGATTTTCTGGCCGTCGACGGGATCCGGAACGAACAAGATGTGGCCCTGAACGAAGGGAACCGTTGCGCCGGCGACGTGATCGTTGCTGCCGACGAGCGTGTTGTAGGTTGCGGTTACCGCGTGCGTCGAGATCGTCGAACCCGCGGGAATGTAGATGAGGCCCTGGATCGGGTCGGCGACGATGTAGTCGGTGCCGACGGTGAGCATGGCGGAGTTGGAAGTGAGCACCGGCGGCGTGGTGACGTTGTCGACGTTGCGGTTCAGGAGCCGGAAATAGCGCCCGATGGCGTTGGGAGCCTGCGCCGCGCTGATGAGCGCCTCAGCCGTGAACGTCGCGGCCGCAGTTGCGACCGAGGTTTTCCCGGCCGACATTTGCGCGATGGCAATGTGGACCGAGGAAAAGTCGGTGCCGGTGATGCTGATCTTCGGCTGGCGTTTTTTCACGGCAGTCGCGATCAGCGTCACGTTCTTGTTAATCGACTGGTAGAGCTCGGCAATGTCGTCCTTCAGGTCGAGCTCGAACTTTGTACAGTTGCCAAGATGCTGCAGCCCGGTGGGGAGTCCGCTGGTCGGATCGAAACGATCGAGCAGGATGGACCCTTTGCCGAGCATCGGAATGTGTGGGACGGGATAAATGATGCTCATAGTTGTTTCCTCCTAAGACTTCGAAGTCGGATCGAGCCTGCTCGTCCGGTACCTGATCGTAAAATTCAGCTTGGCCGTAGCAATCGGAGCGTCGCCCTCGCGGGAACTCCACACTGTCCGCCCTTCTTCCACGCCGCTCGCGAGACCGCCGAACTGTTCGTTCGCGAGTACCGTCTGCGCCGCAAACACGAGCACGGGATCGAGCGCCTCGTCCGGCGAAACGCTGGTCGAACCCTGCGCCCGGCATTCGAGTGCCAGCGAGAACTGCCGCTCGGTGAGAGGAGCGGCATACACCTGCTGGCCGAGAGTCTTCGGAACGTCGTCATCCGCGTAGATCATGATCGCGGGAAGCGAATCGACCTCGATCGCGCGGGTGCGTTCCCGGTGAACGGTGAGTCCCGAAGGACCGCCGGTGTCGAGAGCCGCCACGAGAGCGACCATGATTTGTTCGCGGATCGAAGACACTTAAAACTCCTTCAAGAAGCTGTGCCCGGAATAGCCGTGCCGGCCAGCATCGTGCCGGAATTCGCGAGCCACGCCGGAATCGCCGCCGCGAGAGTCGCGAGCTGCGCTGAGTTCAGCGGCCCGCTCGCAAACGGCGATGTGAATGTGTTGGCGACCAGGTCGACGGTCACGATGATGGAACGGCCGTTGGCGTCGGTCAGAGTCCAGGTGATCGAAACGCCGAAAACAACCTGGACCGACGTGACGGTGAAAACCGCCGGACTGGAAAGTGTGATGATCCCCGCCATGGCTATTCCTCCACTCCCGCGACAAGCACACGCACGTTACCGCTCGTGAGCGCGGCCGACAGGCTGGCGTTCAGAGCGTTATTGGCCGTGCTCGAAAGCACGCCAAAAGAACCGAGATCCATCCATCCGGAGTCGTAGCCGCCCATCGCCGCGCCTGCCGATGCGGGAACGAAAACATCAGTCGAGAGATTCATGGAGCTGCTGCTATCGAGCAACGAAATGGTGAGCACTCCACCCGAGCTCATGGCCGCGTTCGCGGTAACCTGCACGCGGAATTTGAGAATGCGGAATTTGTTTCCGCTGCCGGGAGTCCACACCGCGGTGCTTCCGCTTGCAGTGGCCTGTACGGTTTTGAAAACCGTGGGCGTGCGCGCCTTTGACCACCCCTGGCGCACCGTGTCGGCTGTGCCGCTGAACGCGCCGCCGTAAAGCTGGCTGGCGACCAGCAACGGAAACGCGACAGGAGAGCTCGCCGAGGGAAAATTAGAATTCGAAGTGAGGTTATCCCCGGAGCTGTTCGCGTTGATGGAAGAACGAACCATCGCCACGAGAGGGGTGACCGATGCACTCGATGCCGCGAGCCCCACGTTGACGGTCCCGGTTCCAGAAACCTGAGTGCTCAAACGGACGCGCACCGCTGCGAACCCGGCCACAGGAATGAAAAACGAGACGTTGTTACTCTGTGTACCGTTGAGAGCAAATGCCGTCACAATCTGTGCCTGAGTCGTCGCCGCGTTCGTCGGGTTGAACGGCATCGCGGTCGCGGCGTAGGCATTCGTGAAGGCCGTCGTGTCCGACACTTCAAAGGTGAGAACACCACCGGTCATCGTAGAGCCGATGTTCAGCGTGACAACCACGGTCGAATACCCGGCGCAATTCAGCTGAAGCGACGTGTTGAGCGCCGTGGCGCTTGTCCACGCTGCGGTGGATTCCGCCGTTTGACCTGCGAGGACCGGCCAGCCAGCGGTGAGCGCCGCGGCCGTTCCCTGACTGGCGAGTGCTGCGAGATTTGCCGCCGTCGTCTGCGTGACGTTGATCGCGCTGTTTTTCAGGACGTTATAAATTCCCGAGAGCCAGCCGCGAATGCCGACGGCGCCCGTTGCTTGCGCAACGCCCGTAGCGTCCGTACCGTCCTGAGCCGCGCCGGAAGGAAGAGGCAAAGCCGCCGCGCTGATCGGCGACGTCACGCCCGAGGGGTCCACGGGAACCCGGCCAGAGACGAGCGCGGCTTGGTTTGCTGAAGTTGCCGCGCCGGCAGGAAGCGGAAGCGCTGCTGCGCTGACAGGTTGTGTGACCGCGCTGCCGTCGACCTTGACCGCCGTCATGGAAGCGGCGCCCTGGATCGTGAGGACGTCCGCGGATGCCGCGCCCGCGGTGCCGAGAGCTGGCTGTTTCGCCGATGTCGATGCGCCGGCGGGAAGAGGTAGAGAAGCCGCGCTGACGGGTTGTGTGACGCCGGAGCCGTCGACTGGAACCTTGCCGCCGGCTAACGCTGGCGTCTTCGTGTCGATGGACGCGACGGAACTGTTTCCCGTCGCCTGGTTCGTCGCCGTTGCTGCGCCCGACGGAAGAGGCAAAGCCGCCGCGCTAATCGGCGACGTGACGCCGGACGGATCTACGGGAACCCGGCCAGAAACGAGCGCAGCTTGGTTTGCTGAAGTTGCCGCACCGGCAGGAAGCGGAAGCGAAGCGGCGCTGACAGGTTGTGTGACGCCGGAGCCGTCGACCGGAACCTTGCCGCCGGCTAACGCTGGCGTCTTCGAATCGATGGACGCGACGGAACTGTTTCCCGTCGCCTGGTTCGTTGCCGTTGCCGCGCCGGAAGGAAGAGGCAAAGCCGCTGCGCTGATCGGCGACGTCACGCCCGAGGGATCCACGGGAACACGTCCCGAAACTAGAGCCGCCTGATTCGCGCTCGTCGCGGCGCCGGCTGGAAGTGGCAGCGAAGCCGCGCTGACGGGTTGCGTGACGCCGGAACCGTCGACCGGAACCTTGCCGCCGGCTAACGCCGGCGTCTTCGAATCGATCGACGCGACGGAACTGTTTCCCGTCGCCTGGTTCGTGGCCGTCGCTGCGCCTGCAGGGAGGGGGAGAGCTGCTGCACTGACGAGCTGCGTGTCCGTCGGCTTCGTTAACGCCGAGACCACCATGCCCACCGCGCCGAGCGTCGAATCTGTGGCTGCGCCGGCGGGAAGTGGGAGAGCCGTAGCGCTGACGGGTTGCGTCGTGGGAAAGTTCCCGACGCTGACGATGGCCGTGCCGTCGGTGTTGCCCTTCAGCCGCTGAACATTCGTGCCGTCGAAAATGCCGACTTGCACCGGCGGCCGCGTGGGAGGAACACCAGGCGCATCCGGTCCGCTGACAATCGGATCGCCGGGGACGTACTTTCCAGTGGCGCCGTCGAAAATTAAGATTTGTCCTTCATCGGGAACCTGGTCGAGAACCGCGATGCCGTTGATGGCCGTGGCATTTCCGGTTTCGCTCGCGATCGGCTGCATGCCCGTGCCAGTTCCGACGAACAGTTCGTGCGTGTCCGTGGTGAGGAAGGCCTCGCCGTCCGGAGCACTGGCCGGCAGATTCGCCTTCAGGCCGCGGCGGAGCAGAATGATGTAGGGGAGCGCCATTTAGAACGTGCCGCCGTCGAGGATGTTCTGAGGCCCTGGACCGCCGGGAGGTACCACGGGCCCGGAACCCAAGACAAGTTTCGTGAGACCGCCGTCGCCCTGGCGAAGCCGCTCGCGAACGGTGAAATTATTTGTGCCGATGACTACGGCTGCATCGACGGCCGCGGATGGAAAATCCGAGGTGCGAACGGTGAGTGTAGTCATCGTGACGATGACCGCGCCGCGCGTCTGGTCCTGCACGAGAATCTCATCCGCCTCGTCGAGCAAACCTATCCCGGCCACGCCTCCGACGTTGATCGCGATACCCATGTCCGCCATCAAAGCGGGGATATCGGAATCACCGAACGCCGGAGCCGTGGACGGTGCGGGCATTTATCTTTTGACTTTCGGCGGCGCCGGAGCGAGCTGCTTCGTTTCCGGATCGCGATTCGACGGCGACTCCATACGGTTCACCGTGGTGGGAGCGTCGTCTTGTTCCTCGCCATCTTGTACGGCGGAACCTTCGCCGATGAGCCGTTGCGCGAGCGCGTTCGGAACATGGTGAATGGAGCCGGCCTCGGCGTGGTCGCGATTTAGAATCAGCGACCGCGTGAGCTTCAATTTCTTGTGCGTTTTATCTGACATACCTCGCCTGCTTTCCGACTGCGAAAATTCCCGGCGGAGGTGGACGGAAACGATTCCGTCCACGCGCCGGGTCGAAACGCCGCGCGAATGCGTGCGCGGGAAGAAACTAGGTGGTGACGATGGCGCTTGTGACGACAAACGCGGTGGGGAATTTCAGCACCACGTCGGTGAGCATGAAGGTCGTGAGCTCGATCATGCCTTGCTTTTTGAGGCGGTAGGGATCGACGACAAGTTCAAAACCGCTGCCCCACATGCCAATGACCATCGTCTCGAAGATTCCGCGAATGAGCGTAGCGAGGTTCGTGCCCGTGCCCTTCGTTCCGTTCTTCGCGACTTGGTTCGAGCTCGCCGCCTTATAGCCGTCGACGGTGTTGTCGTCGGCCCAGATCGGCAAACCGATGGTGTTCCCGAGGCGCGCTGTGCGCTTCATGGAGGACTTCACGCCGGGTGTTCCGAGCCATGCGCCGCCGCCGAGAGTGTCGACGTTGGCGTCCTCGAGCAGTTCCGTCATCTTGATCACGTCGTTCCACGCGATCGCGCCGCCGTTGCCGGTGTCGGCCGCGAGGACGTAGGACTGCACGCCGGATGTTGCCGCGATGCCGGTCGGCTGGTTGGTGCCGCCCCCCACGATGGCCACGCTGTCCACGGCGAGCGCCATGTCGCGCGCGAGGTCTTCGCGAACGAGCGTGTCGACGTCGATGACCGCTTGTGCCAGCAATTGCCGGGAATAGCTCGAGGAAGACTGGTACGTCTTCGGGGAGCTGGCGATGGAGCCGAGCGTCAGTGCGGAGTCCGCGACGTCGGTGCCTGGGTTTTCCCCTACCCATGAGCCAGTAGCGCGGCCCGTCTGCTTCGGGTAAGAGACGTTGTCGCGGAGGCCCGCGATGGTGCGCGCGCCGAGTTCTTTCACGCGCATCGAGTTATACAAAAACTGGATGAACTCGCCGGGTTCGGTGAACTTCAGCGTCTGTCCTGCTGTGGCATTGCCGGAGTCGAGGCCCGCGCGCTTCTGAACTTCTTGCTGGCCAAAACGCTTGCTTAGGTCGGGAGTCCACGCGTGACGCAGAGACCACGGAACGAACAAACCGCCGTGCTGACTGCCGCGCCAGTTCTTCTCGATTTCCTGCGAGACTTCCGTCTCGAACGAGTTGAAACGCTTCGTGCTGCCGGACTTCGAGGCTTCGTCATTCGAGATCGCCGTCATGATGCCGCGAGCGATGTTGTACTCGCGCTGTTCCTTGTCGGTGAGCTCGATACGTTCCTGGTCTTCGGAGCCAGGTTGCGGGAGCACCTTCGCTCCGCGCTTGCTGACTTCGTCGAGAACGAATCGCGAGAATGCGTCGACGGATTCTCCGTCGCCGACAGCCTTCGCAACGCGCTCCTGATCGATTTGATGGACCTTGCCGAGCCGGATGATTTCAGCGGCGGCGGTCCGTGACTGTTCTACGGTGACTGCTGTTGGTTCCACGGTGACCTCCTTGAGATTCGGCTCGGAAGCCGGATTTGCACTGCGAACTAAAACTGGGTACTGCCTGTCCCCGGCCTTGCGGTCGTTACCCACGGTCGGATCGGCGGGGACACCGACCGAACTCGCCTCCATCGGCTGCCACTTCGTCGCGCGGTACGTGTCGCCTTCCTCTTTCGAGGATTTGTCGAGCGTGTATTCGCTGACGCCGTAACCGACGGAGATGAATCTCCGGATCCCATCCTGGATGTCCGTCTTGATTTGCTGCGCCGGAGCACTCCGAGAGAAACGGACCTGGCCGCGAAGTTTTTTGTCGTCGCCGACTTTGACGTTCTCGACGATGCCGATGACGGATTTCGCGTCGTGCGAGTCGAGAAACGAGAGACCTTTTTTGGCGCGCGACAGGTCAACCGCGCCGGCGGAGTGATCGAGGATTTCCTTGCCAAACCAGCGCTCGACCGGATACTCCGAAGAGATCGAAATATCGAAACGGTCTTCGTCGCGTTTGCCGGCCGCTTCGGCCGAGTTCTCCTCGTCGTCGTCGTCGTCCTCGTCGTCCTCGGGGTCCGGCTTCTCGCCCTTCGCGGCGGCCGTTTTCCGTCGCTCCTCGCGCTCGGCCCGGGCTTTCACTTCCTCGGGAGTGAAAACCTTTTTCTCCCGCTTCGCCACGGGGACCATTTCGAGAACTTCGAACTCGCGCATCAGCATCGGGAGCGTGCCTCCGAGCTTTTCCTTCTCGCGTTCTGCTATCGGATTCATTTGCTCCCCCTGAGTGAAATGAGGCGGCGTGCCCCTGCAGCCGCGGATTTCGTGTCCGTCTCGTCTTCGGAGTCCGGGTCGGTGCCATCTTCCTCGTCGTCCGCCTCGACCTGGTCCTTTGGACCCTTGTCCACCACTGGCGCTTTCGCCGAGATCGTGAGATCGAGCTTGTACTCCTTCGCGAGCGACTGTTCCTCCGCGAGCTGCTCGAACACTTCGCCGACGTCGCCGCCCTGGTCGGAAATGAGCTGGTCGCGCGAAGTGAGACCGGCGCCGATGCCGAGAATGCCGGCTTGTACGTCCTTGAGCGGATCCACCCACATCCAGCCGCGGGGTTCCCACTTGCCGGCTAAAAATCGTGACGGGTCGCGAGAGTCGAGACTGAGAACGCCGGTGAGCAGCGCCATCGAAATCCAGTCCTCGAAGACCGGCTGCAAAAGACTTTCCTTCATGAAGGACTGGAGCATCTTCCACTGGTCGCGCTCGATGAGCAGGCCGGAGCGCATCGAGGAGTAATTCACCCCCTCGAGGTCACAAGCCAGCGCGTTGTAAGAGACGCCGAGCGATGAGGCAACAAACCGGATCATCGCCTTGATGAACGTGGGAAAGGCGGTGGACGGATGCTCGGGACTCCACGGCTGGAACTCCATTCCTGGTGGGAGCGTCTCGATCACGCCCGGCTGCGCCTCGATACGGTACTTCGCGTCGGGGTCAGGCTCGACGAACGTCGACGCATCGCTGTACTGCAGAAAACCCATCTTCGCGGCGCCCGTGCGCGCCGCGACGAGTTCCGCTTCAACATACCCGCCGAGCATGCGGAGCTCGACCATGCACGGATGAAACCAACTGATTCCGCGAGTCTGGTTCACGCGCTCCGGGTCGTACAGATGGATGATCTGGTCCGCAGGGATCCGCGTGCGGACGAGCGAGCCTCCGAGATCGGAGGGATGTTTTTCGTTGATGTGGTAGGCAACCGGCCGTCCCCACGCGTCGACCTCGATGCCCATGCGGATTTCGTTCTCGGACTTCGACACTGCGCGCGAGAAGAGATGGTCGAGCTGGTCAGCGTCGATGAGCTGGACTGCGAAGCCGTGAGCGTTTTTGAACCCCTTCACTTTGCGCACGAAGACTTCGCCATCGACCGCGATGTTCTTCAGCACCAGCTGGGTGAGCGCGCGAAACGAGAGTTTGCCGTCGACGGTGCAGTTTCCTTTTTTGCCCCAGTCGCACCACGCGTCCTCGATTTTCGTATTAAATGCCGCGTTCAAAGATTTGTCGTTGTTGCGGACCTGCGGCTGGTAGCCGATGCCTTTTTCGCCGAGGACGTTGGCGATGAGCAGCCGGAGGTAGGACTTCGCGACGGGATTGTTCCGCGACAGTTCGCGCGCGCGAGCGCGGAGCAGCCGCATGTTGCCTTTGATTTCCTGATCGGCGGAGAGGATCGAAGCTATCCAGTCCATCGTCAAGCGCCCGCCCATCGCACCGTGAAAAACGGTAGTGTCGCGTTTTCCGGTGACGAAGTTCGTGATGCGGCGGAACCAGTTCGACGAGCTCATCGATCGAGCCCCGTGACGTCCGTCCAGGTCGGTGGATAGTCCTGGCCTTCGTTCTCAAGGTCAAACGAAACCTTGTGCGCGACACCGAGCCGGCCGGGATTGTTCTGGCGCCAGATCGCCGCGCGGAGTTCACCGCGGATCGTGCGGAGTTCCGCGATCGGGATCTTCGAGACGGATCGGCCCGCGATTTGGTACGCCTGGATGTCGGAAGTGAGCCGGCCGGCGATCGCCGCTTCGACGATGACCAGAGTCTGCTCCTCCCAGGTGTTGAATGCGCCTGCAGCGGCGCTTCCCACGTTGGGCTCGATGTTCACCACGAGCTCGTCGCCCGTGAGGTCGTACACCTCACCCGTACCAGAATTCGTGAGCCGTTCGGCGTAGCGGAAAGGACCGGGGTTCAGAGAGGCGGTGTCGGAGGGAACGAACTCAATCTGGAAGATGTTGTCGACGACAGAGGCGGCTTTGTTGAATTTCTGGGTGAGACCGTTCAGGTAGATGGTGTACGCCCATCCATCCGACGGCAAATAGTCGTCGAGCGAACGGGTGAATTTGACCGTCGTCCCCGCCGGAAAGTGATCGGGGATCACGTCTGGAACGACTGGCGGCATTACACTTAGACTGAGTGCGACGCCACACAAAAAGCACTATGAGCCTTACTCAGTGTCTTGGAAGCCAACCGTAGGAACGGCTCCCCGAGCCGCCAGGTCCGGGGAGCCGCAATTAGGAACAGTGGACTTTACTTTGGATGCGTCGCATTCTGCAACGCCACGGCACTACGCTTCTGTTCGCTTTTGTACACCCTAGCGTTGTGGGTTCGCCGCCTTTGCGCGAGCCGCTTTGTCCGCCTTCATTCGGCGCGCGGCGTCAGCTACCGACTCCGTGGGAACGTCCGATGCGATGGTGTTTTGAGGAAAGCTGCCGGTCTCGGGCTGCTGAGCTGCTGCCTGCGTTGCTTCGGCGGGATGTTCGATTATCTGCACAGGCACCGCGTCGTGCTCTTTTCGAACGGACACCGCCTCGGTTGCTCCATCTTCGATTCCCGCGAGCTCCGTCGGTTGGAACTCACGCATAGTGATTTTTCCTCCGCCCAGTTCATCCTTCCAGTGCTTCGCGAGGCACTCGGCCACGGATTGCACGTGGCGCCCACCCTTCTGGCAGGTGTAGCTGTAAATGAGATTCTTTGTTTTCCGCTCGACGATGGTCATGGAGACGCGCTCATACGACCCGTCCAAATAGATCCCGGTCGCGAGCGTTGTCATAATCCCACGCGTCTTCGAGCCCTCATTTGTGGCCCACGTGAAACGAGCGACGTAGCCGGCCTGCTGGCGGTCCGCCGTGAGGGTGACGGGCACGTTCTTACGGATGACACCGGCCGAAAAATCGTTAGCAAATTCATCCTTCGACTCCACGTAGACCGTGGGACGGCTAGTCTGAGCTGCCGACACTGATGCGGTGACCAGTAGCAGGAATATGACTGCGGATGATTTCATGGAGCCTCCAGACCCTTAGTTTTACTAAGGCCCGTGCGATGGCGCGATGTTACTTTAGTACCGAGATTCCAGAAGTCGGACTGCTGCCCCGCTGGCGGCTTGTGTCTCCACGTCGACGCTAGGCCTTTGGTACCATTGACCGTTTATAACGTCTACGGTATATTACATGCATGGCATGGAGCATTGAAGTTACCGACGAATTCCAAAGTTGGGTTGAGGGACTCACTCTTGCCGAGCAGGAGACGATAGGTAGGAAAGTCGACCTGCTGGAAGAAAAGGGGCCTTCTCTCGGTCGACCTCATGTCGACACGCTCAAGGGTTCGAAAATCAAGAACCTGAAGGAACTTAGAATTCAGCACGCGGGAAAGCCTTACCGGGTGCTCTTTGTGTTTGACCCGCATCAGACGGGGATTCTGCTGGTCGGAGGCCGGAAATCCGACAACAAGTGGTACAAAACAGCCATCCCGGAGGCCGAGAAAATCTACGAGCAGTACCTCAAGGAAATCGAGGAGGAGAGGAAAAATGCGAAAAAGCTGGACACAGTTTAAGAATGAAATATTTTCGAAGGACCAGCAGCGCCGTATTCATGAGCTCGCGATGAAGGACCTGGCCAAGATGGAACTGGCCGAACTGCGTGAGGCTCTTCAAGTGCGGCAGACGGAGCTGGCGAAAAAGATGAAAACCACGCAGGTCGCGGTGTCGCGTCTGGAGCGGCGCCCTAATTTGATGCTCAGCAGCATTTCGAACTACATCGAGGCGCTCGGCGGTACGCTGGAATTGCGCGCGGTGCTCCCGAATCGCACGATCAGACTCTCCGGTCTCCTTGCCACCACCGGGAATCGAAAGAAGCGGTCGGAATCGGTAAAGCGCCGGAGAACACGAACGGCCGCCGCCTCTGCGAAATAAGAATTACCGCCATCCCTGGACCCACGAAGACCCGCCTCCGGCACGTCCCGTCCCCCCAGATGACCCGCCAGCGCCGCCCTGTGGACCGCCACTAGGCTCCGTAGGAGGTACGCGGAGCGCGGCGGCGAGTTCGCCGAGCTTGCGGATCGCGGCCTGGCCGAGGACGTAGAGCGCCGCCAGCGCGTAGACCTCGAGGTCCAGCGCTTCGTTGCGGGCGCGCGTCTTGATGTATTCGCGGATGGTGCCTTTGCCGCGGCGGTAGCGCCGCACGGCTTTCTCGGACGTGAGCTGCGCGAGGTACTCTTCCTCGGCAAAATCGGGAAGGTGCATATAGCCGGGACCGGGAGCGGGAATTTTCAAGCGCGCAAAGATGCGGTCTTTCGCGGTGTCGGTACCGATGAGCCACAGCTTCACGCGGTACTGATTGTTGACGCTGAACTTGCCGAGGATTTCCTTTCCAGCTTCGCTCGAGCCTTTGAGCGCGAAGATTTTCCGGCCTTGCCGCGCGCGCACAAAGCGGTAGACCGAATCGGTGTGCAGACCGCCGGAGTCGATCATGGTGCAGGCGAGTTTCACTTTCTGACCGGACGCGTGCTCCCACGTCGAGAGCAGAAACGAGTCGAGCTCGTTCCACACGGACTCCTGGCCGGGATCACCGAAGCACTGCTGGTAGGCGATGAGCCACGATTCTTCTTTCTCGCCCCAACCCTTCACCACCACTTCGAGGCGGTCGTTCTGGACGTCGACGGCGGCGGTGAGCAGGCCCACACCGTCCGGGACTTCGGCGGCGTACGGCTCGAGCCGGCCTTTCAGCGCGACGGCTTCGATCGCATCGCCCTGTTCTTCCCACGTTTCGCCGAGCCGGAGATTGATGAAGGCTTTCAGCTTCTCGGGATTCTGTTCCTTGTTGGCCTCGTGCCACTCCTGCGCGAGCGCGTGCCAGTTTTCTCGCCACGGCGAGTAGAGCGCGTTGATGTGGAACCCCACGGTGAGACGGTCCGGGAACTCGGCAATCCAGCGGCCGGCGTTAAGCATTTGCTGTTTGTAGCGTTCCGGGATTTTCTTCGCGCAGGCGCCGCAAACGAACGCCACGCTGTCGGGGTCGACCTGGCCGTCGGTGTCGACGGAATAAAAGAGGCGGTACGCTTTCGAGAGCGGATCTCTCCACCAGAGCACCTGCATCGCATTGCAGTAGGGACAGGGGACGTGGAAGCGCCGCATATCGCTGCGGAGAAAGTCGCGCTCGATCGGACTGATCCCTTTGGGCTTCGCCGGCGTCGAGCCTTTCACAATCTTAAAATCCGAGTAGCCGTCGGTGCGACGTGTTCCGATCGAGACCGGGTCGCCTTCGCCGGCGACGTCGATGGGATAGCCGTCGACCTCATCAAAGAGCACCACGGGGACGGGGTCGCTGCGGAGGCCTGCGCCAGAGTTCGCTCCGGTCAGTTTCAGAAACCCGCCGGGAAATTCTTTCAGCGCGAGCGTGTTCCCCGCGCGGCGCGAGGTCGGCGGCTTGATTTTGACGCGGAGCGGCGGACAGGAATCGATCATCGGCGTGATTCTTTTTTTGCCGTAGTCCTTGGCGTTGTCGATGGTGGGCTGCACCAGCATGATCGGCTTCGGGTCGGCGTCGATGAAATAGCCGACGATGTTGTTCAGCACGGCGTCGGAGTAGCCGACCTGCGTGCATTTCTGGATGACCACTTCGTGGACGAGCGGGTTGAGGATCACGTCCATCATTTCGATTTGGAAAACCTCGGCTTTGAACGGGCCCGGCCGCGAGGTCGTGCCTTTCGGGAGCACGCGGTGCCGCGCCGCCCATTCGGAGACGGTGATGTCCGGCGGCGGATCGTACATCGCGTAGGAGCGCGCGAGGACGCCGGCGAGGTTAATTAGAGCGCTTGGGTGTGTCTGCGGATCCGCCATCGTCGATCACCCGCGCGAGATACGCGAGGGACTCCTTGCAGGCCTTTTCGAGCTTCGCCTGAATCATGACGCGGGAAGTTTCGCCCACCAGGTCGGGAGCGAGCCGCGGCGGGATCGCCATGATGCGGGCCTTCGTGGTGAGCACGAGGTCGGCGAGAGTGCGTTCGTAGTCGGTGAGCGCGATAACCTGCGAGCGCTCCCGCGCCAATTCCATCTCGCGGAGATCCGCGTCGGCCCGGAGCAGGCGCACGCGCTCCTCGCGTTCGCTCACGAAACTGCCGTCGGTCGTCGGCACGGCCCTCTTCTCGAGCGCCGCCTGCAGATAGCGGATATACCACCGCATGCATTTGGTGGGATCGTACTGACCGCGGCCGGCGCGCGGCATGCCTTCATTCGCGAGCTGCTGGACGCGCGTCTCGGTGAGATTCATGGTGCGCGCGATGGAGCCGACGTCGACGGTTGGCATCGGTTTACCTGGTGACCAGCGCCACGCGGGTCCAGGAAGCCTCGCGGTAGCGAGACTCGGCGGGATCTCCGCCGGTGAGAATCGCACCAGCAAAACAAAACACGCGGTCTCGCCACAAAAGAACTTCGGACATTCGACCATCGGCGATGGTGACTTCCGCGATGTGACGCCCGTCTTCGGTTTCGAGTCGCACGATCATTTTCAGTTCCTCCCGAAGTTCTGCCGCCGGCGAGTAATCTCGGCGACGAGGCGGTCGCACTGCTCTTTGGTGATTTCGACTTCCTCCGCGCTGACCGGAGCATGGTCTTTCGCGTAGTCAAAAAAAAGCAGCTGGCCCAGCGGACAAAAATCGTTGACCCGCTTGCTCGCGGCCGAACAGAAGCGGCAAGTGGCAACGTGAGCCTTAAGTGCGTCGAGTTCCAGATCGTTCACCACGCCTCCGCGAAAAACAAAAACGAAATCCGTCAAAAAAGTTCAGTGCCAGGGCATCCCACGCGGTCGCCGTCACCCGCGGACCCGGCACCGGCCGGGGAGGACCCTCACGCGAAGCGCCCGCATCGGTCCGCGCCCTCCTGCGAACACCTGAGAGTCAAGCGACACAAGACACAAGAGATAGCGGTGAGTGTCGCCGCACTCACCGCTCACTACGCGCCATGCGGCTGCCACGAGCAGCGACTCGCCGAGCCTATGCCCCTGACGCAGCTGCGGGCGCAGCTGCTGGTGTGTTGGCAACTACGGCTGCTGCCAGCGCGTCGGCGTGAGTTTTCAATGCTGCCGTGAGTGCTACCAGGTTCGCCCGGTCTGTTGCCGACAAACTGTCAGCAGCGGCGACGGCGGTCTGAATGGACGTGGCGATTCCGTTGATCACCAGCGCAGCGGAATCCTCAGCGTCCTCGTTGGCCTTAGCTTGAGCTGTTAAAGCGTCGATTTCTGCAATTCCCATAGTGTGGTTTCTCCTTTTACTGGTCGTACGTTTTGACTACATCGCAGCGAACATCCGCTGCGAAACTGTGGTTGAAAGCGCGTCGCACGGTTTGGTATTGTTCCGCCGCTCAAATGAAAACGCCTTCCATGACGTCGCTCGCAGAGTTCGCGATTGCGCGCCAGAAGTGGATCGAGAAGCACTGCCACACCGATGGCGAACTCCAGCGGTGCACTAGCTGCAACACTCCTATCGAAATCATCGATGCCTTCATCTCGGTTCATGACGCGAGATTCCGAGACATCTGCGCCGGCGGCGGACAAGTTGTGAAAGTGATCGTTCCGTTTTGCCCGAGCTGCGAATCGCGGCCTTCCGAGTTCGGCTGTATCCACGAAATGCCGTTTCGAGGCAACAATCCTGCTTTGTCCTGAAAGAGTCACTCAGCGCCGCGCCTTCTTCAGAATCTCGTTCGTGAACTCCTCAGAAAAGATCGGAGCGAACCGTTCACCGATCACTTTCAACATCGCGTCGCGCAAATGGATGTGTTGCGGCAGTTTCGCCGATGGCTTGAACGAGTAGATCAGCACGGTGGAATCGGGCGAATCGCCTGCAGCGACACGCTGAAAGATGCCGACGTTCGGAATGATGAAAGTCCTCTTTCGGCCTTTCAGGTTTTGGAAGCGCAAATTTGTGTAGCGCATTGCCGTGATGACGGATTCAGAAAACGACGGCCGCGCGGCTTCGCCAGTGAGCGGAATCGCAATTTCAGGACCGCGAATAGGTTCTTTTGTGCCGCCATCCTCGAGGAAACCGAGAATGAGCGGCGCGCCCTGGACTTTGGTGTCGACGCCGATCACCGCTGTCAGATTTCCGATTTTCGAGTACTGCAGGATGCGAATGCGGTTCAAAAGGAACTTCTTGCGGAGCTGCAGGTCTGCGGCGATTTCTTTCTGGCCGGCGTCGACCGCTTCCTTCGCGGTGCGCGTGATCGCGTTGTTTGTGGCATACGGCAGCTGGCGAAGCACGGCTGCGGTGAGTTTCACCACTTGCTCGGTGTCGATATCGACGCTGATTTTCATTCGACGTTCACCGCGAGCCACGACGTAGTCGTCAATCCGAGCCGGAGCATTTCGTGTCGCGCGTCCTCGCAGGATGTGAAGGTTTTTGCGAATTTCCGCTGGAACGTGACGTCGAGCACCACGGTGTTGTCGCCGTGTTCCCTAATCCAGCAAGGGGGAAGTGCGGTGTACTGAATCACCCAGATCATAGTGTCCTTCCAGCTTTTGGAGAGCGGCAGAGCGAGCACGAACACGATGAACGAAACCGCGACGAAGAGGTTCAGCACGGCGGAAAGTCTCTCCACTCGACGCCGTCGAGCACGGAGCCGGCTTTCTTTTTGCCGACTTTGGCGATTTCGTTCGGATGGAATTCGCCCCATTGCTTAAAGAAAAATGCGATGTGGTTGTCGTTGCAGAACTGCCTCGCAGAACGCGCCCAGTCTGGATGCATCCGCCGTGCGTTGGTTCCTGATTCACCGCCGGCGATGATCCACGAGATCGCGGATCGCTGCTCTTGGAGAGTGAGCGCCGATTCCCAGTGCACGGGACCGAGTGCGGGCTCGTAGCTGACGAAACGAACGAACGCGGGACACTTCGCGAGGATCGGCAGTCTGTGAGTCGCGGTCTCGTGGTCTTCGACACTGACACCAAACCACCAGTTGAGCGGCGGCCACGGCTGTCCGAAAGTGTTTGTGAAGAGTGCTGCGGCGACGGATTCCGCGCCGGCGGTGAGCGCTTCCAGCATTCGCTCAGGTCGTTTTGTGAGGATCTGGTAGATGTGCCGCGGAGCTCGTGCCATGACCGAGAAGATCTCCGTGAGCCATTCGTCTTTGACGCCCGGGTGAAAGAGATCGCTCATGGAGTTTACGAAGATTTTACGCGGCTTCCTCCAGCGGATCGGGTCCTCGAGATGCGTTTCGATGAGGCGCACCTCGCCCGTCCAGCGCGCGTCAAGGCCTTTGAGCGTCGCGAGGCCTTCATACGCCTGACCGGTTTTGCTGAAACGCGCGGCGATGGCTTCGGCGTAGCAGTTCCGACAGCCTTCGCTGACGCGGGAGCATCCCCGGATGGGGTTCCAGGTGGAATCGGTCCATTCGATGCGAGTTGTGTTTCCCATGCATTCCTCCTAACGGCGAACACTCTTTTGTGATCGGACAGCCGCGCGCCGAACTCGACGCGAAACCTTAGAGCATCCTCCGGCGATTTGAGTGCAGCGAGCCGCTGTTGCCTCGCCTGTTCTATCCACTGCCTCTCGAGCTCCCGATTGGCAATCCAGTCCATGGGGTGCCTTTCCTCTAGCCAGCGCTTTTGAATTTTCGTAGCAGCGTTTCGATTTCGGCTGAGAGCACGGGGTCGTCGAGGTTTTCCACAGGACTGGCGCGCGCCGGTGGGCGCGAAGCGCCGTATGTTGTTTCCTTTCTTAGATTCTTAACTTCTTTAAACCGCCAAAAGTGGCGGTATATCACCGCCACTTTTGGCGGTATGAGAGTTTGCGGTTTCGACAGCTTACTCAGAGGTTTTGCACCGGATATCAACACCACCTCCGGAGCCGGAACAGCGATCCGCACCACGGCCGGCGCTGGGAAAAGCGGGAGCTGCTGCGGCGTCTCGGACCATTTCACCGAACCGAGTACGCGCACTACCATCCCGTGCCCCCAGGTGAGCCGGTGAACGAGGACGCGTCCTGCAGCTTTCAAGCGAGCCATGTGCCGTTCCAGCGTGCGGATCGGCGGCGCGTCTTTCCATTTCGACCGGATCCACGCGTAGCTGATCGCCTTACCGTAAAACACGCTGCCGGCGGCGTCGGTCTGGTGATCCACGAGGAAGTCCTCGAGGTAGGACGCCGGACCGATTTGTTTACGGCCGTTAACGCGGGACGGCTGGACCGCCACATAGCGATTGGCGGTCATCGCAGCGCCCTGAGATTGCGGTCGAGGTCGGCGAAACAGAACTTCTCGACGTCCTCTGAACTCCACGCCACGAGGACGAGAGCGCCGCGCTTGTGTTTGGCGAGCAGAAACCGCAGCTGGTCACCCGACGGGCTGCCACACGAACGAATCACGGTGCCGTCGACGTCACGCCACGCCGGCGCTTTCACTTCGATGTAGAGCGCGCGGCCGTTCGGAGCGAGCGTGGCCTCGAGGTCCGCGAACCCAGCCGGGATCGCGGCGCCCGTCTTTGCGTGTTGCACGCCGGCGAGATTGACGCCTGCAGCTTTCGCGGCGCCGATCATCCGCCCGCGCTGACGCCGGCCGCCGGCGTCGATGGGTACGACGTCGACGAGCAGCGCGCGGAGAAACGAAACAATCGACTTTTGCACCTGAGTCTCGGTGACCTGGCCCATCAGGTACATATCCGAATAGCGCGCCGGGTCGAACTGCCACGGGAATGGGTACGTCTGCGTCACCAGCGATTTTCCCTAAGCGCTTCAGCGCGCGCCGCGTTCAATTCCGCCATCATGTCGTGCGTGCCGCCCTTGTCGGGATGACGGCGGACCGCGAGAACGCGGAAAGCGTTTTCGATAATTTCCTGCGTGACGTTCGTTTGCGGGTGAATGCATAGAACAGCGCGCCAGTCCACGGGCGCAGCCGGCAGAGCGGCGAAACCGATGAACGCGCGGTCGAGAATCGAACCGCCCCCGTGACGTTCGATCGCGCGGAGCGCAAGGAGTGTGGCAGCAACAGCCGCAAGGTTATCGGCGACACGCCTGTATCGGTCGATCGCAATGCATTGTGACTTGCCGTTTCGCGTCCAGTAGACGGCGACGCCGGGATCCGATGGCTCGCCGCGATCGCCTCGAGGACCGCCGGACAGATTCAGTGCTACGTTCGTCGAGACGATGACTCCCTCTTCCTTGATCCCCATGCGAAAGAGTTCCACGGAAATGCGCTCGACCGCCGCCGGCACTGAGAGCTTTGATCTTCCGACGTAGCCTCCCGTCGCATCGTCGCGGTGTGAAGTCTTGGAAAATGTCGCCGACGCTCGGCTCGTCGTGCGTTTCCAGTTCGCCGGCCAGCACAGCGGGTAGCGGGTTTCGTTCATGGACGTTGGCCTCTCTTGGCGTCGATCGCCTGAAGTTCTTCGAGAGATTCGTACATTTCGCCGAGGTTCGGCTGCTGCAGCGCGCGCTCCGCGAAGCGAAGCGACCGCTCCGCTTCGGCGCGATTTCGCACGTCCAGCTGAGGGAGCAACGCTCTCACGCGCGCGGCTTCGTTGCTCAGGTCGACCACGATGTTCGCCATCACAGAACCTTGAGACCGACTTCGACGAGCGCCTTCTTGACCACGCCGACGCATCCGCCGCAGAGTTCGGCCTCGACCTCCAGCGTCGACTCGAGGTCGCCGTGATGGTCTTCTTCCTCGCACTCGATCGTCACCTTGAACTTCGTGAGCTCGCCGTCGTCACGGGGGATTTCGTCACCGCACCGATCGCAAAAACTTTTCTGCATTTTCCTTTTCTCCTTTCAGCCTGGGGTGTTTCGCCAAGCGCCGTCTTTCAATCCGGAGCCCAGAAAACGCTTTGGGTCGCGGCTCGCAGTACCAGCGCGAGACGTGACGCTGCATCGCGCGGAGTCCCTCGCGATGCGCTCCGCACTTCATGCAGGTGAAACCGTTGCCGGCGGGGTTGCGGAAAAAACCGCGCACGAGGGATTTGTCGTGATACTTCTCGAGCCAGGTCAGCGCTTCAGCCGGGTTCAGTCCCCGCACGCTGCTGAGGAGTAGAGCCGAATAGACCTGGCCGTTCATCGAGCACCCGCCGCGGCGTCCTGGATGTCGTCGTGATTCGAAGGCAAATTTTCGTTGTTGCCAGGACCGCCGGAAACGAGCAGCCGTGCGAGCGAGAGAACCTGAGACCGCTGCGCCCGCCGGAGCCGGATGTCTTCGTTCGCCGCCGGCCGCGTTGAACATTTTCCCTGGCAATCAAAACCACAAACCATGCACCGCCCGGTCGCGGCGAACCCCACCATTTCGAGGAGCGTCGCGTTGGAGGGATTATTGGGGTCGAGCTGACGCGGCGCCGCCGGCCGGTAGAAGTTCCCCTGCTCTTTCGGCAGCGCGCGGAACAGACTGTTCGCGAACATCCCGGACATTCCCGCGAGCTCGACCATTTTCTCGGCCGGATAAGTAGCCGAAACCTCGAACGGCTTCTCCATGTGGTGGAAACGAACCCGGTCGCCCACTCTCCACAACCCATCTGGTGCCGGGTTTTCTGCAGCGGCAGACTGCGGGATCGGCATGCCGGGACAGATCAGATCGCCCTGCCAGACAGTGTGACCTTTGGCCGGTTTTCCGCACCCGCGACAGATCACCCCAGGAGCCGCTTCCGTCGCATTAGGAGCGGCTGTGGGAGCCGACAGCTGCACACCTTCCGCGCCCCGGAGTTGCGCCTTTTTGAGGCCGTCCACCTCGCCGCCTGCATCACGTTTATCGAGCATTTTTTACCTCTTTCGGCTTTTAACTACAGGACACTTAGACCTGTAGGTTGACTTTCGTCCCAACAAACCGCCTGTCCTCAACGCGCTACAGACACGAAAAAAACGCGTTCAAACGAGTGCCAACTGGTGCCAAGTGAAAAATCACACTTTTCCTCTCGGCGGCGCCCTTTTGCACCCCTCGCACAGCCGGTGATCGCACCGCGGACAGACCGATTTAATCGTCCGCTTCCGGCAGTTGCAGCACACCCGAATGCTCATGCCGCCGCCTTCCACACAATGGACTGGCGCCCAGAATCCCCGCGCCGGCGCTCACCGGAGTCCTCGACTAGCCCCTTCTCGGCGAGCGGCCTCATGCGTGGCGAGACGGACACCAGGTCCACCTTCAGGAGCCACGCAAGTTCGTGAGTTGTCAGGCCCGCGTGCGTGATCTTGAGTGCGCGGAGGACGCGCGCCTCGAGCTCGGCGACCGGAGCTGCCGCCGCCGCTTTCTTCGAAGTGTCCGGGTCCCGCCGGCGCGCGCGGCCTGGTGTCGGCGCCTGGTCGAGAATCTGGAAGAGATTCGGCTGCATCGGGTGCTTCACGGCGTCTCCGGTTTTATTTTCGCGACCGCTTTCTGGCGGTGATCGCTCGAAAGATGCGCGTACTTCATCGTCATCAAAATGGACTTGTGCCCGAGGAGCTCCTGGATGGTGCGAATGTCGACGCCGCCCATCGCCAAGCGCGAGGCGAACGTGTGCCGGAGATCGTGCCAGTGAAAGTCCTGGACGTCGGCCTCGCCTACGGCTTCCTCGAGCCAGGTGCGCGAGTCCCGCTTCATCGTTCCGTCGTTGTCCGGACAGACGAAGTCTCGCTCGCCGGAAATTTTCTGAAGCTTGCCAAGCGCGGAGACGGCGTCCTCATTCGCAATGACGTGCCGGCGTCCGGTCTTGCCCTTCGCCGTCAAAATCCCGCGACCCAGATCGCAGTTCTTCCACAGCAAGCCGAACTGCTCGCCGCGGCGCATTCCGGTATAGAGCGCCAGATCGAATTCCCACTCGTGCGAGTCGGCCACAAACGCTTTGCGGATCCGCGCCTCTTCGTCCGGCCGCAGCCAGCGCACGCGCGGATCGTTCTCCTTGAAGCGCTCGACGCGCGCCACGGGATTCGACGCTGCACGGTTGATCTTCATCGCGTAGGTAAAGCAGCTGCTCATGAACGAGCGGTAGCGGTTGCACGTCGACGTCGAGAGCCCGGACTGACGGAGCGTTGCAAGAGTTTCGGCGATGCGTTCCGACGTGAGCCGGTCGAAACGCACATGGCCGATGAGCGGGAGCAGTGCCACCAAGCGGTACTCGTCGGTCTCGACTGTGAGCGCTTCGAGGCGCAGCGCTTTGTTTTTGATCGTCTCCGCGGCGAGCCGCCGGAATGTCCAGACCCGTTTCTGCCGCGGTGCGATGTATTCGTTCTTCTTGACCTGCGCCCTGCGCTGGCCCAGCAAATCGAGCGCCGCCGCGTGTTTCCCCGCCTTCTCCCGCCGGCGATTGCCGTCGGTGTCGGTGTAGGAAATCCAGAACACGCCGGAGTTCGGCGGCCGCTCGAATATGCCGGGGATTTTTGTCACGAGATGATCGGGCTCCCCGTGATTTGTGCTGAGAGCCACGCCTTGATTGCGGCCGTTGCCGAGAGACGCCATCGTCCGCCGTCGCCTTCGAAGAGAGCGAGCGTCACAGCGTTTCCATTCGGACGCGCCCGGAAGATGAACGTCGAAATCACCTGGTCGATTTCGGCAAACGTCCGGTACGGCGCGAGGTTCACCCGCGGCGTCAGCGTCGTCTCGCCCTTCAGCACCACGCCTTGCCGCATCTCCACGCGCTGCGCGATGCCGTCGTCGGCATTCGTGACGCCGGACTCCGCCGCGATGTTCGACGCCGCGCGAATCACGTAGTCCAGATCCTTCGCATAGCTGCCGTCATCGCTTTGGATCATCACGCGCTGAAAACCCATCTGGCACGCGATGAGAAAGTTTTCCGGGTTGTGCCACACCCCGAAAGGAAACGCGTTGCACGCCCTCGGGTATTCAGCCGTCGCGTAGACCTGGCGGCGGCCGAATTCGTCGGACTTCCGGCCCACCAGCGACACCCGCGTCGGTGACTCAATCTGCACCAGCACATCGACCGACGCCTTCACGTCCTCGAGGTTGCCGTTCAGCAAGTCCACCAGGCCCTGCAGCGTCGAGCACGCGAGCGCGTCCGGCACTTCCGGCGCGATGACGTGCATGATCTTGTCGACGTAGAGCTTCCCGTCTTTCGGAATTTGATTCGGCACGCCGAGCGAGAGGATTTTTTCTATAGCTTCCGCTTTCATTTTGTGCGTCTCCTTCGTTTTGGATTTGTACTCGGCCCTAATTCGTTTTGTCGTTCGCGGCCGCGGCCTTCGCGTCGAACATCCGGATTTGCTGCGGGTCGTGCGGGACAGCGACCAGGACCATGCCGCGGCGCTGCAGGAATACCGTGCCCTCGACGGCTTGGACCGGAACCGTTTTCGATTTGCAATAGAACGTCACCTGCGCGCCCGATCGGTCTTTGAACGGCTTCACCGTGAGTTCGAGAGTGACCTTGCGCTTCGCTTCCGGATCCGTGTTGACGTCGGCGATGTTGGCGAGGACGGTCTGAAACTCTTTCTGAAACACCTCCTCGAGCGCGCCGCCGCAAATGTTCGTGAGACTCACCTGTTCTTTTTCGTGATCCATTCGTTTCCTCCTGGAGCTGCTCGGACGGGTAGTGTGTGGTTGTGGGTCGCGGCGTTTATAAAACGCGCGCGGGTTCAGGTTTCAGGGAAGCGACGGTGTACTGCTCGCTCTGGACTTCGCGGAAGTGCTGGTAGATTTCATCGAGGGACAGCGTCACGCCGCGCTGCTTGGCGATGCGCTGAATCTTGATGGCGTTCGTCGGATGCGGAGATGCGTTGCCTCCGAGCCAGTGGTAGACCGCCGAGGAGTTCACGTCGAGCCGCCTGGCGATCGCGTCGACGCCGAATCCACGGATGAACTGTTCGAACTTCGAGAGTTTTGGAGCGTGTTTTTTTCGTTTTGTCACGGACCTTCGCCTTTTCTTCCAGGGGTGTGTCCCCGGTGTGTCCCCGTCTAGGGATTAATTAGCGGTTTGAGCGGAAGGGGAGGGACAATAGAATCAGTAACTTATGAGGAATGAATCGGCGGAGAGGGTTCGAATCCCACCCTCTCCGCCACTCCTTTTATTTTCTTGTACTTACGAGGTATGGTGTCGATCATGGTGTCTGCTTTGCACTGGTTTCTCCGTATTTACAGCGGAAAAAGAGGGCGGCAGACATGTCCAAACGAGGCAACGGCTACGGCAGCGAAAATCGCGTCAACATCCTCAAAAAAGTCAAAGTCGGCAAGAATTGGAACCTCTACCCTGCCGTCGTCGAGCCTAACGGTAAACTCCGCGATAAGGTTCGCGTGCGCGGCAAAGTCGAGGTCCATCCCGAGGGATACTACCTATGATTGTGTCAACTCAGATTTAAAATCCTCTTCCGGTTCTTCGACTTGAGGGGTTAGTGTGTTGGCCTGGACGCGCGAAGTTGTTTGCAGCTCGCGATAAAAGGTATCTAGCCTCTTTCGTTCCAGCATGACTCTTTCCCCCTTGGCAAGCGGAGCGATCTTCGGCAAGCCGTTCTCCACCAGCACCTGCGGAAGCGACGGCAGCGCTCTGGTCCTTCCATGCCCATACTGCGGCGACCGCGGTGTGCCTTTGGCGACTCCACCTCTCCGCCGCCGCCCGGTGGCTCGAATGCGCAGCCGCGAGAATTTCGCCTGCAGGGTCTTCGGTTGCGCGTAGCGAAACGGCTCTCCTGAACTCAGCACGTGCCAAAGCAGCACGGCCAGTTTTCTCGCGCACGCTACCACCGCTACATTGCGGTTTTTCCTCTTCACGATTTTCCGCATGGTCTGCCCCAGCGGTCCACGATACTGGCCCAGATGCTGAGCCGCCTGCACCAACAGCCATCTCGCGTGTGCGTTTCCTTGCTTGGTGATGGGCCCGTGATAACAGTGTGCTCCCGACTGGCGCGTGGAAGGATTCAACCCCAGGTACGCGCTCAGCTTCTTGGCATTCGGAAAACGCGCGATGTCTCCGATGGCTGCCAAGCAGGTCTGGGCCACGGTGTAGTCGACTCCCGGGATACTCATCACCAGCCGCACCTTCTCATCCTGCCAGGCTTCGCGCACCAGCAAGTCGTCCAGTTGCGCGATTTCCAGTTCGGTCAGTTCCAGCAAACGCAGATCGCTCTCACGCGCCAGAGCTTCTTCCTGGGCTAGCGGCACTTGCCTGAGCCAGGCGATCCCTCTCTTACTGAATAGATCGCAGTCCGGCAGCGGAACCAGGGTATGGTGCAGGATCGAATGCAAGCGATTCTTCAACCGCGTGCGATCGCTCACGAGCGCGGCACGGCGATGGGTCAGCCGCCGCAAACGCTGCGTCTCTTGGTCCGGTTGCCACACCATCGGCAGATACTCGCAGCGCAACAGCTCTGCGAGCACTCGCGAATCCACCTTGTCTGTTTTGATTTTGGCTTCGGCGATGGCCCGGACTTTTAGTGGATTTCCGATGACGATCTCTTTCACAAACGGTCGCAGCACCCCAGCCACTGCCCAGGTATTCGTAGTGGCTTCCATCGCCAAGCGATCTTCCCGAGCGAGTTGCCGCTCGGCAAAGGCCGCCAGAGCCTCTCGTGTTACTGTCAAGAAGCTCTCCAGCTTGAAACACCTGTGAAACGGCGCGGAGAGAATTGTTCCAGGAATTTACTTCTGCGGGTGATGGCTGGAAACGAAATTCAGTGAAAAAAGCATCCTTCAGCTTTGTAGAAATACGATTGTAAGTCGAATCTTCGATGAGCGATTTGGTGGTGCCAGAATAAAGGCGCATTCGTTTTCAGTTGTTGGTTCGGTTGTAGCGACTCATGCTACTCGATCCGAATCTGCTTCGGATCATCAGCGATAATCTCCGGCACTCCGTCATACGCAGTGATTTTCCCGGTTACGCAAATCTTCTTGTCTTTGTAATCTTCCTCAGGAGTTTTGAACTTGCTTCGGTTGCTCCCCCAAATCACGACAGTAAAAATTTGATTCGGGTATGGCTTATCAAGATTGAGAAAAGTTGGCTCGCCCTTTGATGACGATGCGTACCGCGTGCTGACAACATTTCCGCAGACGGTCGCGTTGTCGCCAATGTGCTCTTTCGCCTCCGTTGCCGTGAGCTTTTTCTGCGCCTGGACTGGCGATAAAAGAATGACGCCGATCAGCAGAAAAAGGAGAGTCCTTGTTTTTCTCACACCAACCTCCACGCTCCGGTGAAATGTTTACTTGCAAACTCCGCATTTTCCGCCGTCTTTCGCGCAATGCTTACAGTACTTGCAATTCTTGCAGGCGTGGCACGGATCAGCACCCGTGCAGGTCGCGGAGCTAATGTTGAGTGAAACTTGATTGAGGAGGAGAACCGACAAGATGACTTGGGCCAAGACCGCGAGAACCGATCTCTTGTTGGACATTGTTGAGTACTCCGAATAGTGGATTTGTACTAGGGTTATAAGCGCAGCATGAGCGAATTGTCGTTATAGGTCAACAACGTCGGTATTGCCTGTGTTGTGTAATAGCTATTCCCGATAACCGAGACTTCTTGTCGTCGCCCGGTTGGGATGTTAGTCTCTTGGCAACCACTCGAATGTTCCAGTAGAAAGGACGTATTGTGCAAAATCCAACCCACCGGCTCGGCTTGTCATTACTCCTGCTCTTCGCCCAGACCGAATCTTTATTGGCAGTATCCGGTCTCCCGCAGGCTCAAACCCCTGTGCAGCAACAAAATCCCCCAGCTCCTCCAGCTCAAGCAGAACCAAGTCAGCCAGCGCCGACTCCCAGTTCTTCGGATACTGCCAAAACACTGCTCCCAGGCCAGTTCATTCTCCAGGATGCGACTCCCGTGAAGCTACGGCTTAACCGCAACGTGTCGTCTGCCGAGGCGCACGAAGGCGAATCCGTGGATTTCGAAGTATTGGAAGATGTTGCGGCAAATGGGATCGTGGTGATTCCGAAAGGTTCGGTGGCTATCGGCACTGTTACTGAGGCCCAGCCAAAACGGAGGATGGGACGTGCAGGCAAGCTAGAAATAGTTCTCGACTACGTGCGCTTGGCGGACACGGAGAAAGCCGCAGTTCGGGCAGTCAAGGATGCAAAGGGCGGGAGCCATACAGTAGGCATGACAGCAGGTATCGTTGCCACTGGACTTCTGTTCTTTCCCGCCGCTCCATTCTTTTTGTTCATGCATGGCAAGGACATCACTGTCCCAAAGGGTGCAGAAGTCACCGCATACGTGAATGGCGATGTGCGGCTAGAAATCAAGAATTTCCATACAAATAGTGAACCGAGTACCCAAGCAATCGCAGATGCTCAGGGGACACCAACACCATCTCAGCCTACAGCTTCTCCAAATGCACCTGCCGGAACGCCAGCAACTGGGAGTATCGAAGTGCATTCGACTCCCGAAGGTGCGGAGGTGTATGTGGATGGAGCTTTTATAGGGAACGCTCCAGCCACGCTGAAACTTTCACCTGGACAGCACACAATTCGGGTCACCCAATCTGGCTTCAAGGAATGGTCGCGCGATATCACCGTGCAATCAGGGTCAGATGCTCATTTGTCAGCTTCGCTTGATAAGGCGGACTAACTACGACAATAAGCGAACATGCGCCGAGTATTGGAGAACTACGCGCAACTTCAGCAAGACAGTGCTCCGCCCACCTGATCGTATCGTTCGCTCTTAGCTGGACCGTGTGGATTCCTGCGCTGTGGGCGTGCCGCACTCATGAGCAACCCAGCGGTCTCCTGGTCATCGGCACATTTGGTCCCAGTGTTGCAGCTATTCTGCTCAGCTATCGAGGGGTTCGGCTTCCCGCCACCAAGTTGTCCCTTAGGTTCGTCTGGTTCACTATTACATTACTGCTTTGTTGGGCCGTTATGCTGGCTCACACGAGCCTATGGGACGAAACCCGGCTTACGGTCGGCTTAGCATTCCTACTTCTCTTTCGATCAGCAATTCCGGCTTGGATTGTTTCAACTGCGTTTTCGCACGATGGCGGGATTCGCTCCACGATGCGATCACTTTTGACTTCGAGGCCGATTGCTTGGCATTTACTATCATTCTGTCTGTTCCCCGCACTCCTCCGCACGGTGTGGTATGATGGAGCCATCATGATGGCAAAGACTCAGATCACACTTGAAACGGAGATGCAGCGCCGCGCGCGTCAACGTGCCAATGATCTCGGGGTGTCGCTGGCAGAGTATTTTCGCCGCCTACTTGCACGTGATCTTGCTCGTCCCGAGACGGCGGCTCACGTGGATCGTATCTTTGATCTCGGGGCTTCGGGCGGCTCAGACATTGCGAGCCACAAGGATTCCATGATCGCCGAGGCTTTCCGATCTACGCGCAGGAAACCGCCCCGCCGTTAGCGATCTCGCCATATGAGCTTATTTGTCGACACTTCCATTTGGTAGGCCGCGGCAGACTCTTCCGACCGCAACAACGCTCGAGCAAAAGCAATTCTCAAGTCCGGTGAAACACTGGTGACCTCGGATCACGTTTTGGTCGAAACATGGACGTTGCTTCACCACAAGCTTGACCGCAAAGCTGCGGAGCGGTTTTGGGAAGGCTTGCGGAGCGGGATAGCAGTGATCGAGACGGTTACTTTGGCGGACCTTGAGGTCGCGTGGGACCTTGGCGCTTCCTGGCGCGACCAGGATTTTTCCATCGTGGATCGCACGAGTTTCGCTGTGATGCGACGTCTGGGTATCAACCAGGTCGCGTCCCTCGATGCTCATTTTGCCGTATTTCGCTTTGGTCCAAAACGGCGCCAATCCTTTCATGTTCTTAGATGATGTAAGCCGCTCCTCTGGAACGCCTGCCTTGGGCGCGCACTATCCGACTCCAACAGCTCCATCAACTACTTTCACTTCTCTGTGTTTTCAGCAATTTGGGGAATCTGCTTTTTGCTCAAAGCTAACCCCAATGGCATGAAAAGATTGGATTCTGGCACACTTTTGGCACAGGGGACGCGCCTGCTCACTGCACGCCCTGAGCTCTGGCGATTATCAGAACTCCGACGGCAATCAGGACAACACCCGTAACCCCGGCGAAGCGCATGGACCCCGGCGCGAGCCTTTCGACGGTTGTCGCGACACCTACCATTGCCATCGCACCGAGACTCATCTCTCCGGTCACGAGCAAGACCACCATAAGACCGGAGCAGCATAAACTGCAATGCACTCCCAAGCGGAGGCCGTGCTGCCAAAAAGAGTGCTTTGCGTCTCCCACGCGCAGAGGCTTCGTCTCTAGAGCGCCTGAACGATCTTCTCTGACTCCGCCCACAGCCGGGTCGCGAGCGCGGCGTCTTCTGCATCGGCGCGGGGCTTCATCACGTTCGAGTCGGCGAGGTAGTTGCCCGCCAGGGGCACTGCCTTCGGACTCACTGCGGCAAAGACTTCGGTCGCGGCACCCTCGCCGACGGACTTGAGAAAGAGGAGCCCTATGGCCGTCCCCCTCCCGTTGTCCATAAGCGATTCCGCCTACCGTTCATTTTGCCCCCCTGGCAAATCGGTCGTTCAGAAACTCACTGATGAGTTGAAGGGTCTCGGTTGAAGCTGCCAGGCGTCCCAAGCCTCCCAGATATCCGTGGACCATCCC